ATGGAGATGCCACGTTCACTTACTCATACAGAGGCATCAACTACACTGATACAGGAACTCAGTCAGTCAGTTACCTAGAGTATGAGACTCGCAAAAATGATGCGAAGCGAAACATCTACACTCTCAAGTCAATGTACATCGATACCATTATCGAAGACATGAGGGACATCATGACTTATGAAGACTCTAGTCAGTACGTTGACCGTAAGATGAAGAAAGGCGATAATCTTCGTCTTTTAGCACTTCGCTAAATGTGGGTTGTTGGGACTGTGAGGAACGTCCCAAACCAATGAGTACCTATCAACATCCCCCACGTTGAATGCCTCGTGGGGTAATTTGTTGTGGAACCAGAAAAACGTGCCAGGTGGCACAATCATGCTTTCATCACCAACACGGTACAAATAGGTGCCTTGCAGAGATAAGTGATATCGGTCCTTTTTCTTATAATACTCTCCACGGTCAATATGCTCCAAAACACGTTTTCCGGGTTGTAATCGGAAAAATGCCGCTCTGCCAGTTTCGGTGATATTGTGCTTTTTCCAAAATTCGTGCACTTTGGGGTATAAGTCGTAAAGTGCCGTTTTTTCTTGTCCCATCGCATCATGCGGATCTTCGCCTTTTTGGACTTTTGCCCAAACTAGCGGTAAGAACCCATATGGGTTTCTGTCGCCTCCGAGGTTATTTCCCGTTTGCTGCGAAACCCAGTCCCAGTGATCTGGGTTCAATTCCTCCAAAAACGGCGTCACATCGATATTCCGTTCTATGATGACTATGTTTTTGTACATAAAAGCCTATAGGGGCGATTTTTGCCCCGAGTTTTTTTTCCAGTTTCTGGTAAATGAAAGTCCGTTTTCGCTACGGGTGAAGAAGGATGTGAAATGCTACAGACACCCTGTCTTTACCTGATCGGTTCTGATCTACGTAGTGAACTAGATTGCTGTTGAAAAATACCCCTGTGTTTGCTTTGGGTTCAATGACCATCGCATTGCGGTCAATCTTAGATACACACGAGGTGTTCAGGTATTGGTTGTGGAAAGGACTCATGATTATTAGATCACCGCTATTACGTGGTGTCTTCAACCAATACACCCCACTGATCTGACCATAGGTGTGATGATGCATGCAGTTTGATGCACCAGGTCCATTGATGTTGGCGAAGGCATGGACAACCTCCATGTAACGGGGTGGTTTTACATCATGTTGATCGATGTATTCCCGAGACTTATTTGCGATGAGTGACATCAGTGGATTGAATCGCCCATCTTTGTGCATACCAGTGCGTTGCCAACCCTCGATGTTGGAATTGCCTTCGGACTCAGGGAACTCGTCCCTCCATTCATAGATCTTCCTAAGAGAAAAGTCCAGGATGGGGAGATCCCCATCCCAGACTCCAATCAGCTCGTTGAAGCTGTAAAACTTCATGCCTCAGCTCTCGGCAAGTCTCTGAAAGTAGGACAGGGCATCGTCATCTGAGTCATCAGCATCTGTTGATCCGGTCGCGACAGCAGACTCAACAGGGGCAGGACTTCTTTTGACGATACGATCTTCCTCATCCATTTGCTGGCGAGATTTAGTGACCGCTGCTTCCTCCTCATCGAAGGTCTCAGGGTCAACTGGTTTCCGGGTGTTGTTCAACACGGAATTCAAACGCTTCTCTAGTTCCCCATATGCCTTGAACTGATCAGGGCGAGTAAATTCTTCTAGAGAATACTGTTTCTTCCACAATGCCTCAAGGGCATCGTCGTCGTCCAGCACCGGAGATGCAGCAGCAAACTCACTACTGTCATAGTTACGGTAACCCGCAACATTCTTTGCCTTCAGTTTGAAGTTCGCACCTTGCCAAAAATCGAACGGGTCGATTGCTTCTTCGTCTTCAAACTCAGGCTGCATGGCAGCAGTGATCTTGTCAAAGATCTTCTTTCCGAACTTATAAAGGAAAACTTGTCCTTCGTTATGGGGGTTGGTCGGATCCTTGACAACGTAGATGTTCGCAATGTAAGTGAGCTTTCGCTTCTGCTTACGTGCCAAATCCTTGTCACTATCAGTACCACTGTTCCAAAGGAGACGGTTGTACTCAGAGACAGGATCTTTCTGTCCTAGGGTGGTCAGGCTGTTTTCGATATACCAACCTCCAGGTCCTTGGAAGGCGTGTGACCACACCTTCGCCCAAGGGAGTTCTTCTCCCTCAGGAGCGGGCAAGAATCGGATGACGGCATAACCATTGCCTGCCTTATCGACTTCAAGTTTCCACAGACGTTCGTCTGTGTTACCAGCGCCGCTGGTATTCATCTTCTCGATTTCCTTGGTCAACTTTGAAGTCAGAGAACCAAGTCGAGATTGCTTTTTGAGGTCTGCAAAAGACATATTGGATTAGATTCGGTGGATTAGTAAGATTGTCACCGCTTACATAATATAGCGGTTTATTTAGCACCTGTCAAGGAAGTTTCAGCAAGACGAGTGATGGTTCTTGTCATACCGTTGATGGCAGAACCAAGATAGATCTGACCAAAGACAATGAACAGCAGTCCAGTGGCAAGGATCACATTCATACGCTTACTCGTTTCCAATGCTTCTTTCTCTCTCAGATCCCGTGGGTTTACCACATTGCCATCTTTATCAAAGGCAAGGTGCTTGCTGTTCAGCAAGGTTTGAGGTTTCTTTGTATCTGTTTTCTCAAGGGCAGTAGTCTGTGGTGTCAAGTCAGGACGTGGTTTTACGTTCCGCAGTTCTTTGAAACCCTTTGCCATTTCAGTGCGTAGTGCATGATACAAGTGCATTCTATCATTCCATTTCCAGCATGTCAAAATTGTATTGCATTATTACACTTGCAATTCTTGATTTCAATCTGTGAAGATACTCTTGCTCCTCTGCCGGACGAGCAGGAGAACCCGGCCACATCTTGATCGAATACTCGATGTGGTCGTACAACATACGGAGTTCCTGTATGCCCATGTTCAAAGATGCATACCAATCATCCTCAAATACGGGATACAGATCGTCGTCGTTCATTGGTTAGACGTAAAATGCTTAGCGCGATACCAGTGGTACCACGTTTTGACCCTTCGCTTTGCTTCCATGTGCGTTGGATCACGTGCCCACTCCTGCACATCATCTTCACTCTGCCATTGACTGACAGTGATCTCAATGTCATCTACCATCTCACTCTCCATGCCAATGAACCCTGGGATCTTCTGTGCACTATCCAGCAGGGTGTTATTGTATTCATTGTATTCATCAGTGAACTCCTTCACCTTACCAACAAATAAAACAGAGATCATAGGAGTGCATAAAAACTTATTTATTGATGTATTCAAACATGGTATCTGCCCAGTTTTTATGACCTTCTAAACTTAGATGTGTGCCATACTGATTCAGTACATGACCCTCACTATCTCTATATTCCAACCATCCCCTTTTTCCAGAATAATTAGGATATTTCTGGAAATACCATTCATTACTACCCCACTCAACATACATTCTATCATCTAAAACTAAACTATACGGAATAGAGTCCTCATATCCAGTGTCACACATATCCATAATAGTAAATATTTTAGCAGGAATATTATAATTTGCAAACAGTCCAGAAATTGACCACATTGCATGCCACGTCAACGCATCATAGTATTCATATACACATTTTTCCAGAGAACTGAAAAACTGACGTAAATATCCTCCTTCTTCGCGTATTTTATACTTCGACTTAGATCTACCTGCACCATTAGACAACATCAATCCATTTACAGAGTAGACTTGATTTGTATATGCACCACCCTCAAAATACCATTCACTATTATCCCAATAGGAGTTGTTAGGATACATTCCCGTGAGTATTTTTTTGCTTGCAGATGGAATAAGACCCCTGGTAGGAAATGTAAGTTGAACCACTGCATATCCTAAGTTCTTTCTTCTATCATGATCTTTTAGGTATCGTCCAATGTCGTGCACCATTCCTTGATTAGATTGACAATTTCTTGAAAGATTAGACTCCTTGAGTCCCATCTTTTCAGCAAGGATTGCCCCCCATCTATTAGATTTACGATATTGCTGAGAGACAACTTTGTCATAATTTCTTCCAAAAACACTATCAACTAAATCACTCTCCCCACGAACAACATAAGAAGCACCAGTCTTATTACAAATATGTTTAGGGACAATAGCATTCTCTAAACCTAATTCGTTGAACAAATAGAATTGATCAAGCTCACATCCCCAACTCAATGAGCATCCAACAACTAGCAGATCTTTCATTATCTTTTTAGTTGGGTCTGCATCAGATTCAAAGTGTTCTTCATGTTACTAAAGATAGTATTCATGTCTGCGTTACCAAAACCAATCTGTTTGGCAGACTCTTGAAT